GCCCTTGCCTATCGGTGCCATGCACAGCGCAAAGTTGCACCGTGTTTGCTCTCTTCCTTGCCGAGAAGTCATTCTCAAGCACGAGAGAGAAACAAAAACCGTGTGGGGTGAGAAAGAATGACATGGGACCATTTCGGAAGGTGGCGAGGTAAGCGACCAACGCAACGAGCGTTTTTTGCGTCTTATGCCGCCAAGCAACAAGTCCTTCTTGACTACATCAAGGAGCAATTTTTCTCCACCCACGAGGGCGAATGGGAGGATATGCTTCAAGAAGCACACCTCCACATTTACCCGGATTATGACCCGCATGAGGATGTCGCACACATCACCGTCATTGATGTTCGTTTGGAGGGCGTGAACGATGCCAAAGCATAGAATACATCTAAAAAAAGCCATCATCGCTGTCTTGAAAGAAAACGATGACAGGCCGCTTTCTGCTGAACAACTTGTGCATCTGTGCAAACAGCGAGGACTCAAAGCAAATTATCTGCCGAAGAACAACAACGCTATGGGTCAAATCATGCGGCAGGTGAAGGGAGTCGTTGCTAAAAATGTCAACCTTACATCCGACCGGGGCAATTGTTATGTTTCAGCCGTCTATTCTCTTGACAATGAGGAAGCCTTCAACGAATGGCTTGAGAAGGTGTCTTGATGCGCTTAGGTTCGTGGTTATTCTGTCGGCCTGCTGATTTGAAATGCACTTTCTATTACCCTTATTCTAAAAAGGGAAAGAACATGATTTTCCAACCTTACTTCGGGTTGGAGACTCCGAGTGGTCTAATCGTGGTTCACGGCAAGCGGGCGTTGTGGTCGCTGTTTGACTCCTTGTTTCCCGATGACCCGTTGCCCCGCCCACCAGTCAATAACGATTTGAAGGAAGCCGAGTTGGGTAAAGAGGTTGTCAATGGCTTGCTCAACGACAGCGAGGCTTGGCCTTATCTGCGCTTGCAGGTGAGAACCGGTGATTGGAAAGACCACTTCGGACATCCGACTAAGGGAACCTTCCTTCTTTCTGCTTCTCCCTCGGCTTCTGATTCTGACACGACGCCGACTTTGATGCTCTACGAGAATACGACTAAGGCGAGCCACATCATGCCGATAACAATTCAGACAAAAACAAAGTTGAGAACCATCCCTTCTGTCGTGATTCCTCTTGATTCTGACAATGATTTTAAGGTGATAATAACTGACAGCATAGGTGGTAGCCACTTGATTTTTTCCGTCATAGAGAAATCAGATTCCTGTTTCCGTCCACAAAGAATGAAATCGTTTCCGTCTTCCGACATAACGGGATTGACAGCAGACCTTGGTTTTCGCATTTCCTACCTCTCCCACATCCAAGCCAGCAACTTTCTTTTCCCGCAAATGAAACCTCTTGATGCTGGAATGAGGTTCTACGAAAGAGACGAGTTGGAATTTCGCAGGTTCCAATCCCTTGATTCTTTTTCTTCTTTGGAACATCAACAAAAAGAATAAATCGCTTTACTGCGAACCCATCAATCAATTCTTTCATTTCTTCATAGGTGTTTCAGTAAAGGCATCATCAATGTAGTTACTATTCTTTTTCTACATCCCTATGAAACAAAAAAAGAATTATGTCTTCTGCGGCGCAGTCCATCGTTTATTTCTTTCAGCCGTCACCAAATCTACTGAAACAATTGATTTATAACCCCACAAGCATAGGATAAGACATGGGCCGTAGAGGTAACGCACGACTTGTTGAGAGAGCATTCTTTTTTGTCACGCAGGCAGGCGAGCAAAGAACTGACTTCATCCGAGAACACATCATGACTACGCACGGCACGGCTCCAAGCCTCGCTAACATGACGCAAGCCCTTCTGTCGTCCGGTCTGTTCAAGCGCGTGGGATGGTACGACAGAATCAACGACACGCTCATGAGAACCGAAAAGTCAAGCAAACAGTTGGGTATCAAGAACGCAAGGTATGTTTGTGTCGTTGATACGAAGTCCCTTGATGAAATCATTGACGCTTATGTTTCCGGTAAAAAAACAATACGCTCGCTGGATAGGATGCCAACCTTTGTTCGTCATGCCGTTAGGAGTGCTTTGGATGATTGAACAGTACGGCTCGGTTGATTTCTACTTCAAGGAGAAACCGAAAGACGGTCTTTTCTTTGCGCCAAAGAATGTCATTGTTTATGTTGAGGGTGAGTATGGTTTCATCCCTTTGATTGTAGGTAAGTCTCTTGAGGGTAAAAATAAACCGGCAGTTGAAATCATGTCCCGCCATCAATGCGTAGACGCCTTCAACCAACTCCCCAAGTTGTTGAGTCCCGCTTGGACATTGACGCAGATAAACAAAAGAACGGCGATGCTTGCTATCACCAACTGGCCGCAGTTCACTCTTGAAATGGGGGCGAACACCGAAATGTGGTCGGTTGCTTATCCAATGATTCGTGACATCATCATTGGGCTGAAATCGCACGGTTGCGAAACCATATCGTTTGTGACATCCATGAACATGACGAGTCCCGACGAACAAAGTGAAATTTTGGTTCACGATTTCCAAACGGTTCAGCCGGAGAAGGACATGATTCTTGCCCCTCCCGCATGGATTTTTCCTTTCATAGCACATCGCATGGGCCTCAAATCTTCTTGCATGTGTGTCACTCAAGATGAGGGGCAATTCATTGACACCGAGGCGTTGAAGTTGGTGCGCGATTGGTTCGTCGCTATGGGGTTCTCCTACGACCACACCAAGGCTAAAAACACCATAAAAACAATCAGAAACATGGAAGACCAGTTGAACGACCAACGGTTCTTTTCCGACGACGATGAAGGGGCGTGGATGGTCTGACGAGGATTATTGACCGGTTGGTTCGTTTCGCACAGAACAACTTCTATGTTGATGTGGAGGACAAAATACCCATCTTCGCATGTTCCATAGGGGCGCACATATTCAACGCCATAAACAAGTGTAGTCGGTGCGATTTTCACCCCCTGCATAATGCCGACTTCAATATCCCGAACTGTCCCTTGCGACACGACAACCCTCCCATCTACACGCCGATGTCGCAACTTGCCGACACCCGCATTCACATCCTCATGCGTGGAGAAAAGGGTTCCGGTAAAAGTATGCTCATCAATATGTTCCTTTCAGAAGGAACAGGCATCCTTTACAGCCCCACGGCTTTCAACACCGGCGAAGGCTTCCGTACAATGATGGGACCGAACAGCATCACGGAGGCTGGCATGTTTGGCTCCGTAGACGAGGATGGCAACATCATGGGCCGTCCCCTCGCCCGTGAAATGTGCGGCGGCTTCCTCGGCTTTGAGGAATCGTCGTCGCTCACCGACGCCAACAAAAAAGACCACAGCACCGACATGAAAAACCAACTGCTTACTTCTCTTGACAACGGGCGAGTTCAGAAAGCCATGCGTAGTGGGTGGGTACAATACAATACCCGTTATACCATGTGGGGCGGGACGCAACCGAGCCGTCTTGAAATGGAGTCCGGTCTTGACCGTCGCCTATTCATCATTGACATTGAAATGTCGCCGGAGAAGGAAGCACAATACAAACACGCTCAACACATGCAGTCAAACATGACACGGGAGACTCGCGCCGCTCTCGCAACCGAAGTTATCAACATCCGTAATTGGGTCAACACCCGTATGCTTGAAGCCATCTTTGACCCCCCAAGCGGTGTGCAGTTCAGCGATGAGTTGGGGCATTGGCTCAACCGTCCCGACCTGCGTTCATTTGAAGCCGACTTGTTCCGCCGCCTTGCCATCGGTTATTCTATGCTAAAAGAAGAATGGGTTGGCAATCAAGTTCTGAAAATTGAGTTGGATGAGAAGTTGCTTGCTTTGCTTGAGTCTGCGCTGATGATGAGGCGGTCTGTCATGGACTCCGACGCACGGCTCATCCGTGATGCGTTTTGGATGCAAGACATAACCCGTTCCACTTTGTTGAAGGAAATCGCACGAATCATCACTAAGGGCGACTACACCGCCGCCAAGCGTTGGATTGACGACAACCTCAAAGGTCAACCGTGGTATGCTGAATACACCCCTAAAAGTAAGGGGCGTGGGCGAAAGGGTGTCATGTGCCGTATCGGGCCGCTGACCGACCCAAGCCAAGCAAAACAAAAGTGGGGTGAGAACGATGAGAACGAGGCGTGAGATTGAACAACGACTTGCTGGCGAAGCCAACGCCTTGACGATTGAAACCCTGCGTTGGGTGTTGAATACGCCGGACTGTCCCATGTGTGGCATCGCCAATCGCCGTGAGTTGGAGGTGGGAGTCCACAATGGAGAAACCACCGTCGCCTACCTTGAAGAGAAGTATTCGTGGCCCGTCGGGACGGTTATGACGCACATGGACGAGCATGTTGATTATGACCCCGAAGAGGCAAAGCACATGGAGACGATGCGGTATGAGAGCATCAATACGCTGGACGCCGCACAGGACATCGTGAGCCGCCTTCTTGGTTGGATTGACGAGTTGGAGGCTGTCAAGGACAGCGAGGGAGGCATCACTTCGGATTGGGTCGCTGATGCGGCGAAGTTGGTTGCACAGGCCAACACATCCCTAAGACTCGTCGGACAACTCAAGAAGGAAATCGGCGTTGACTCTCAACTTCTTTTAGCGCAAAGACAAATGGATGGGGTCATGGGTGTTCTTGTCAACACGCTACGCCACGAGCCGCAGTTGCTTGACCAAATAGAAATGCAGGTGGCGGCGTTGAAGCCACCTACGACGGTTGTTGATGTTGATTGGGAGGATTGATTTTGCCGCAAAAGAAATGGAGAAGCGGGGCTGTCAAGAGCCTGTATTCAAGACCAATCAAGAAGATAGAGTACCCGTTCTTGGTGAGAGCGATGAAAGAAGACGGTCTACACGCTGAAATCACGGAGAAGGGTATCGTGTGGTATCACGGCGAATACAAGGTCATTCGCAAGCATGTTCGTGAGTTGTGGGGAATCAGCGTTCATCAAATGAAAGTCTTTGAGACACACATTTTGGAAACAAACCCGTTTGGTGGTTACTATGAAGGGAATCGTTATATTGACGGCTGATGAGCGAGCCTACAAGCAGGGCCATTTCATTGAGACTGGCGGGTTCGTACACGCTCCTACACGAACAGATATAACCTACATCGTCCACCTAAGAAAGATAACGGAAAAAGAAATCAAGAGGTGGATGGATGTTGTCGGTTATCGCTTGGTGGTTGTCGTTGAGAAGTTGCCTTCGCTCTCGGAAGCCACGAAGGAAGCCGTGATAATTGACAAGTCCCTTCTCAAAGAAAAGACCAACCACAAGCGACAGATTGACGCCCTCCTGCGCTGGTCGGACAGGTCAAGAGTTCATCGTGCGTTCACGGGTATGCCAATCCCGCTTGCCTTGTCATTTTTACGAGAAAACAAAAAGGACGATATTCGGTTGTGGAGGATGCTCGCAGATGTCGCCTTCACACTCCCCACCGAATACGCCGAGGCTGTGATGGTCTACGGTATCAAACCCTCCCGAAACGCCGTCAAGTGGCCCAAGAAAAAGAAGGCTGGTGACGAGCGTCCAAGTCGTTTTCGTTCATCGGATAAGTATTGGCGTAAAATCATTGAGGTAGATGTTGATGAGAGAAATTCTTTGAGAGTAGAAAACATTGAAGACCTTCCGAAGACGGTCAAGAAGCGTCAAGAGAAGGTTTCCCAATGGTTGTAGTGTGGGTTTCAATTTTTCTCGTCACTTGGATTTCTTTTAAGAGGATATTTGATACGCACATGTATATTGAGAGTCTTCGTGGCATGAAACCCACGGGTCAAACCAAGAACGATGAGGGGGAGCCAATGCCGCACGACATGAACGCGCTGATGTGGTATGACCTATGAATGTTCGGCACGCTTAAATTGGATGCAAATATAACACAAATGATGAGCGCAACGAACAGCCGTATTCGTCGTGCGATTCTGTACGCTTTGTGGGAACATGGGGCATCAACGAAGGAGGATGTGGCGAACCACTTAGCCCACCACAAGGGGATAAACCGTGTTCCTTCTCCCCATTCTCTTTCAGCGTTGTTGTGCAAATCAAGTAGCATTATTATTGTCGGTAAAAAAACAGTTGAGAACATCGTCGGCGTAAAAAGCCAACATGCCTTGTATGACCTTGACCGTGAAATCGTTCTTAGTGTTGACGACATACCGTTCATCCTTGAACCCTCAACGATGACTCCATCCGAAAGAGCGGTGGCGAGGAAATGTGGTTGTGGCAGAACAAGAATTTTCCCTACAAACAAAGACGAATGCCTGTCGTGTCATCGTGTTCAAAATCAGTCTTAGTCGCAGACCGATAAGTATATAAAGGGCTTCGCCTATGTGTATATATGAGCAAGGGAAACAGGGCGCAGACCATACCACATGTTGAGTATGAGGTGTTGAAAGAGGTGTTGAACAACATACCTCTTGAAGACCTATACGACGCTATGGTGGCTGACGAAGCCAGCGAGAAGCGATTCAAAAGCGGGGCGGCAAATGTCGCCAAGTTGATTCGCAACCTCATGGTTCGTCGTCAACATCGCCTTCCCCACAACCACGCAGACTACAAACAAAAGGAGGACTGAACATGAAGAAGCAATACGAATTAACATGCTGTGGCTACGAATATGAAGAGGGTGCTGATTTGCACCGAGGCATGAAAGTCCCTTCTTGCCCTTCATGCGGAACGAACAACCCCGAAGGGAGGGAGTGCTGAATGACCGTCAAGCGAAGCCCATACAAAGTCGGACAGAAGTTGACTGTCCCACAATTCAAGGCGCAATCCCTACGATTTGACACCCGCTCGTTCCCAACAGGCACAGGTGGTTTTGTCATTAAAGCAATCCACAAAACCAACCACCGAAGCGGCGGCTACATTTTTACTGCCGAGTCTGTGCGCCTTGTCAACGGCGAGCGGTTGAAGGCTACATGGATGGTCATGTTCCCTGCGTTCCGACGCTCCACCGTCAAGACTCCGTATTTCTGTTCGCTTCGCTTTTGGTCGGGCGACGGTTTCTCCCAAGCCGCCGACGAGAAGCCTTTTACCCCTACATTGAAGGGCGACATCAACGAGCGAAGGAAACACACACCCGCTGGCCGAAACGAGAAGATGGTGCTTGCAGACTTTTTGGAGGAATGAACATGAGTTATCGGGACATGACACGACTTGCCTGCTACATCGCACCGGCCAAAATGGACGAATGGGAAAAGAGCGACATTGAGAGCATGGTTGAATCCTGTGGTTCCGAGGCAACCTACGATTTTCTCAACGCCTACCAAAACAGATTCGGTATTAACCTTGAACAACATATTAGTTGGGTATTGGACATGGAGGGATGAACATGGGCTTTGACAACTTTTTGGAAATCATCATGGACTTGAAATACAGCCAACGCTTGAACCGGCATTCGTTCGCTAAATTGTTTTACCCCAATTCTACGGATAAGGACTTCCTTCAAGGTCAATGGTACTTGTTCCGAAACGCCCCACTACGCTACATTTGGACAAACCTTACGAACGAACAGATTGCATTACTGTACGACTACATCTACGGCGAGAAGGAGGGCGGAGAATGAGCGAATACGCGAGGCGAATGATTGCCGACCAAGGTGTGAAATGCCCTAACTGCCGTGACCCGCATGGGACATGGACTGTGCGAATCCGAACCTTCGTAGACCACAAGAATTACATGTATCTTCATTGTGGAACCTGTTCAAATCTTATCACCTTTAGGGTAGGAGATGGACACCGATGATTTCCCGTGTCGCTCGTTATTTTACCCTAAGAATACTCAAGAAACGGGGTTTGAAATTGTGCGAGTATTGTGACGGCGAAGTCATTTCCGTTGCAGAACCGGCCTGTTTGTATTGTGAAATGGACTTTGCTTTTGGAGGGTACATCCAATGAGCAGGGGTTCCATGCTCGGACGCGCTTTGTGGGCGAGGCTTGGTTTCAAACGAGAGAAGGACTACACACGGGAGGAAGAATGAATGAAAATCAGCAAAGGCAAACACACGATTAACTGTTCGCTATGTGATAGAGTTATGGGTTATTCTGTGAAGAAGACCAAGCGAGCAGTTCTTTGGTGCTTTGAATGCGATAGGATGGTGAACCGCTGATGGTGTGGGCTAATGATTTCCGACCAAGCACCCTCGGCGGCATCGTCGGTCAAGACGCTATCGTTTCCGAATTGATGCAGGTTGTCGTCGGTGACATGCCGATGCAACACTACATTTTCTATTCCCCCGAAGCGGGGACAGGCAAGACTTCGGTGGCTCATGCGCTTGCGTGTGATTTGGGTTACCAACTCGTCGTGTTCAACGCTTCGTCCAAGCGGGAGCGAGGTATCGCCTTCGTTGAGGAAACAATCATCCCCATGACCCGAAGTGGTATTAAGGAAAGAATCTTTTTGCTTGACGAGGCAGACCAACTTACTGACGACGCACAATCCGCCTTAAAGGGTGTGATTGAGAACGCCGCAGGGTATTTCATTCTCACATGCAACCGCTTACCGAAGGTTTCACGCTGGCTTCAATCCCGATGCCAAGTACGAACCTTCCAACCAATCGGACACGAACACATGATGGAACAGTTGAGCAAAATTGCCGTTGCCAAGTGCGGAACACAAATCCGAAACAGGTCAATTGAAATTATCGCAAAAGCACACCCCGGCGATTTGCGTAACGCCATCGGTGCGTTGCAGACTTATGCCAACTTGAAGCGCAGGGATGCCGAAATGTTCCTTGACAGCCTTACTGCGCCATCAATTGACTTCAAGCGGTTTCTGCGCCTTTGTTTTATTGAGAAGGCGTATGATAACGCAGTCTCGCTGTTGAAGGGCGAAGTGCGGCATCAAGTCCGTGAGTGCTTTTCTTTTGCCGTAAAAGGCAACGCTGGAACCGAATCAAAGATGCGAGTTATTGAGGCGGCAATCACCGCCGAACGAGACTTGCTGAACGGTGTGGATGAAGAAGTGGTGCGTCATAACTTCGTCCGTATGCTTGTTGGTGGAGGGCAAGCATAAGCCTTATAACCCCACAAAAACACCCGAAAAATACAAGGAAGCGATACAATGGTTGCCTACGAAGACATGTTGAAGAAAGTTGCCAAACAGACAAAAACGGATGCCGATGCACTATCGGTAAAGGCCGATGCGGTCCTTCTGCAAGAAGGCGCAGGTTGGGAAGCCGCCGGGAAAACCGAGGAACAGCGCAAGACGCTGGCCCTGCGTGTCGCCGCTCGCCAACTCGTCGCTGAAAAGGCCAAGTTGTCTCGTTCCGGTGCTACCCTCTACGAAGGCATGTTCATCAATGTGCCTCGTGAAAAGGATTGGGCGCAGATGGCCTACAACAAGACCAAGAAGACACTTGCTGGTCTTGACGCTGACGGACGCCTTGCGCTCGTCTCCCAAGGTGCTGTCGTTCTCTACGAGAACAATCACGACGGAACCTTCACCCGCCACGCCAACCCTTCTCTCTTGAACAAACAATCGTTTGAAGAAGATGTCGCTTCATCGGAAGTCATGTCCGTTCCACCAAGAAGTATGGAGTTGGACGCCAACACCGTGTTTTCTTTGATTTGGGACAAAAATAACATGCACTTTGCCAACGGCAACCCCAACTTCAAGTACGGTGCGAACCGCCCACTTGAGGAACCCGACCGCTCGTGCCTGTTCGTTGGTCGCAAGGTCGGTTCAAACGACGAGCCACGGATTCATTCTTTCCGTTTCAGCGGTGCTTTGGCGAAGGAGGCATGGCCCACTTTCGTGACCGGCACCATCGGCATGAAGCCAGCCAATCAAGACGGCATGGCTTACGGCACAAAGGTCACCACCTTCACCCCCGATGCCAACCTCACGAGCATTTTCCCCGCCCCCCCTCTCGCTTTTGTTGACGGTGCGCCACAAGGAATTGTCGTTGATTGGCTCGGTGACGGACTGTGCCAATCCCTGTCCGACTGCCACACCGCCTACGCCGCACTTGACGACAAGGCCAAGTGGGACACATCCTTTGGCTCCGTTGTTGAAGTGGTTCACATTGACCCACGGGACAACGGCGGCTTCATCATCACCCTCGGAGACATTGATATAATGTCCGACGCCGCTCCTGTGGAGTTGTATGTTTCTGCCAAGGAAGAAGGCGAAGTTGACTTCGGCGTTGGTTCCGAATTGCTCATCGTCGGTTCGCCTTGGGTTTCCCGTGAAGGCGAGAACCGCTTCATGGTCAACGGCTGGTGGTGCATGAACGCCATCGCCCCTCTCGCTGACACCGACTTCACCGGCGACGGCGACGGTTGGGACGCTTGAATTGTTTAGGGGGAAAAGAAGTTGCACAACATCGTTAGCGGAAGCGACGCGCGAGAAGCGTTGTTCATGGCTGTTCGTCTGCTTGCAGAAAGCGTTCGTGGCACACTTGGCCCGAATGCTCGGACAGTCCTTGTTCAACAGGAAGGGCGACCTCCCGTTGTTCTCAACGATGGCGTGAAAATTGTTTCTGCCGTAAAATCAAATGACCCTGCCGTTCAAGCATCCCTTGACCTCATCCGCCAAGTTGCTCTTGAAGCGCAACAGGCTTCGGGCGACGGGACGACCACCGCAACGCTTCTTGCCGAGGCTTTGGTTGACAGTTATTCTCGTGTCAACCTAAACCCGTCGGACATGAACGACTGTGTTTCTATTGTTGAGAACTACATGTCCGATATGAAGTGGGACATCAACATGGAAGATGACGAGTTGAGCGACCTCCATCGGGTCGCAACCATCGCCGCCAACAACGACCAATACATTGGAGAACTGATAACCTCCATGTTCCATATCATCGGTGCTGATGGACTCGTCAACCTCAAGGTTGGTTCGGACGACCACACTACTTGGTCAAGAACCACGGGATGCGAAGTTCCGATGTATTATGCCTCACCGATGTTCTGCAACAATGACCGAAGAACCTTTGAAGCAGACAACCCGCTTTTTCTTATCACAAAAGAAACCGTTGAGGATTTTGACGATTTGACACCTGCTCTTGAGGTTGCCATTGAGAACAACCGCCCACTTATCATCGTGTGCCAAGACATCAAAGGCGTGGCCCTGTCTAATTTAATCGCAAATGTAGTTGGTGGCGTCGTTCGTGCATGTGCTTTGCGAATACCCTACACGGACGGGGAGGAATGGTTTGACGACCTCGCCGCCTTGACAGGTGCAAGAATCCACTTTGAAAGCGACATGGAAACCGGCATCGCTCACGCTGTTGCTGGTGCGGAAGACCCACATTTCGGTTCGGCTGAACGCGTTGTCGTCGGACAGGCGACAACGACCATCGTCGCTGGTGAAAGAACCGGGCGATTGAAGAATCACCTTGACGGACTCATCGCACAGGCCAACGAAGCCGACCATCCATTTTCACGGGAAAAGTTGTTGACACGACATTCCCGACTCGCACAACACATGGCTTCAATCCACATCGGCGGGTTCAGCGAGGCTGAAATCCGTGAAACCCGTGAGCGGGTGGACGATGCCGTGAACGCTACACGCCTTGCCCTCAAGGGTGGCGTTGTCGTTGGTGCTGGTTGGACGCTCTACACCATCGCAAAGTATAACCGGTCTTCTCTCGGCGGTGCGTTTGCTGACGCTCTCAAGGTGCCGATGAACACGCTTCAACAGAACATGCCCGACAGAAACAACGCTTTCAAGTGGGGCGACAACTATTACCTCAATACCAAAACAGATGAAATGGAGCCGACGGAGGATGCAAAGGTGCTTGACCCTGCTCTCGTCGTTCTCAATTCATTGAAGGCGGCTGTGTCAATCGCCCGTCTTGTTTTGACGACGGACACCATCATTCTTGCTGAACCGCAGGGGTTATAAGGCTACAAAGGAAGGATAAAACATGGCTTGGGGACAACAACAGAAGACTGAAAGCAAGACTGCTAAGGCGACATACGACAAGGAGTATTACCGCAACACTTTCATGAACAACACGGCTCATTCCGTGCCTGTTCGCATGGCCCTTGTAGCCAAAGAGAATTGCGGCAAGACCGGTCTTGCTGTGTCCATCATCCGCCAAGTGCGACCCAAGGGCAAAATCTATGTCTTTGACATTGACAACTCCGCACAGGCTACGCTTGAGGCGGCTTATCCCGATGATAAGGAAATCATCGTGCTTCCTCTCCTTGACGAGAGAGACGAATCCATCTACAATGAGGATGCTACGGTCAACTACGCAAACCTCGTGGCTGACAAGATGAACTTCTATGTGAACATCGTCGCTGATGTCGCCAAAGAAGAAGATGTTGCCGGTATCATCATGGACGGTGGTTCAACCTTCCTCAAGTGGTGCGAACACGCCATGACCGATGTTCTTCTGCGTCGTGGTGTCATCAAAGAAGAAGGCGATTCCTTCAACCAAAAGGAATGGCGAACACGCAACCAACTCAACCGTGATGTTCTCACCCGTCTTCACGGACTTCCTGTACCATGCGTCATCAACACTTTTCACCTAAAAGATGTTAGCAACTATGTGGACAACGGTTCCGGTGGCAAAGTCTTGATGAAAATTGGTGAACGCCCCGATTGGGACAAAGGCACAATGCGCCTGTTCTCTCAACAGATTTTCCTTTCCCGCTACATGAAGAAGGCCGACGCCGCCGCTGGCGTCAAGGCCGACCCCTCGCTCAAGAACACCGATGATTGGGTCATCAAGGCCACCATTGAGGAAATCAAGGGCAAGCACATGGAGCATGTCGGTGAGACTCACACCATCCTTTCTGTTATCAAGGGCGATGTGAAGTGGGCCGGACTGCCGTTTTTGAATTGGAAGTGAAATGATGCAACAGACAGCGCAAGAAGCGTTTGACAGTTTGTGTCACATTCTCAAGACTCAAGACACGCAAATACGCCTGCTAAAATCACGAATCGCAGACCTTGAAGTTATCCTTGACGACCTACCCAAAATGACTGCCCTATATCAAGCCGTCAAGGAAATTCAAGAGCAGTATGAAAAACCGGGAATGACCTTTTCCCACTATCTCGCAGGTTGATTTTTATGCCAACAGTAAGTATCAGCAATACTCAACTCAAGCGCATGTTGAACATCAGCAAGCGCAAGCAGACTGTCAACGGCAAGCAACAGGCGCAGGTTGAATCCTGTGTGTTGTTGTGCGACGGAAGCAAGGCGAGAATCACGAGTCTTACCCGTGATTTGACAGGTCTTACCGAAGTTGTTGCCGACTGTGGTGGGGCGGGAAACATACCCATCCCCGACATTGACCGTGTGCTTGGTGTTCTTTCTCTCCACAGCGAAAACCTCGTGTTGACTTATGACAACTACGCAGGGGAGGCGGGCAAATTGCGTTTCAAGTCCACGGGCAAACAAACCACGCTTGACTCTTCTTTTGACGCAAAAGCATTTACACACAGTCAAGAAACCATCAAGGATTTCAACCTTCGCTCGGAAACGCTCGCAAACAAAATTGATGCCAAGAACGGCATCTACACCTTGGGTGACGGTTCCAAGCAACATTCGTTCTGTTCCTTTGAGGTAAATGTCTCCGACCTTTACGATGCTTGCCGATGCGACAACATCAACGGCCAACGCCTTAACCGGTACACCTTCAAGGTTAATTTGGAAGAAGCCCTTGAAATTGAAATCACCGTTGGTGACCCGATGCTCGGACAAACGACCACCATCATACCCGTTGAGGGTGGGGCTATGAAACCCCTATCCGATTTCACTTGGGACTTTGACGGTGGCCTTGATGAACTCTTCAAGGGTTTTACCGGCAAAGCAACTTTGAATTTCTTTGACTTCCGTGAACACGGCCAAGGCATCCGTTTTTCCGTTTCCTTCGGCAACGGCGAATGGGCTTGGGCGGCGGGAGCATTGAATTGAACAACATGGGGGTTTTACACAAGAACGGTGCAGTTTAAAGGTGCGAAGTGTGTTTGTTGGCTTTCATCGGCTTTCCTCCATGTGTCAAGGGGTTGGTTCCCTCTTGCGCCTTTTCCCCCGCCTGTTGTTTTGAGTTGATTTTTATGCCCGAAGCAAGCAAGGTTAGAAACGGCACTTTGAAGTTGTTGAACAACGAGCAGGTTGAAATGTTGCTTAACAAGATGGGCGACAGGGTTTCTATGCGCCGTTCCTACCTCAAGTTGGCTTGTCTCGCTGTTCTGAAATACGACGCAGACGGACGATACCTCAACGCCAAGCAAATATCAGATTTAGCGGAAAAGTATCTACCGAAAACAGTTGGTATGTCTTGCCAACAAGTCGGCACGATTCTTAGCACAATGACAAGAATGAAAATCGTCAACCGTTCCATTGACAGACCCCATACATACTGGTGGAGGGAGTAGATGGTTTGGTATGACTGCGAATCTTGCGGTAAAAGAAAGAGAACTTCTTGGACAAAGGCGAAACCGCCAACGAAGTGCGGTCGCTGTTGCCGCTTAGAACGGGAGGCGAAGTATGAGCAGACAGCCCCGTAAGTGCCTTCGTCGTTGCTCCGGTTGTGGGGAACTTAGGGTCACAAGGATGACCAACCACAAGGTCAAAAGCGGTGGTGTAAGAAGACAATGCGGCATATACAGGGTGGCAGATAGGCCGAGGAACATCTTTCGTTTGCGTAGTTCAGAAGAAGAATAGGTATCAATGGTTTTATATTGGTCGTGGGCGTGGTAGTGTCATGGTTGAAGTGATTGACCCCAACAGCGGCGAATGGGTTCGTGTGTGTGACGCACAATTTACGGAAGCAGGTTTCCAAAGGCATGAAATAAACAGCGGCGAGGCAGATGTTCTCGTCGTTGAAATCAAGCACTTCGTCAAACCCGCTAAACCTCTTTACCACCGCAAGGACTGGTTGGAGAGCGAATACATCGGCAAGAACCGAACGATGGCGGAAATCGCAAACCAATTCGGCATCACGCCGATGAGCATACATCAATGGCTCACCAAACACAAAATCCCCACCCGTAGCCGTGGACGCCGTACATGAAAGCCTTATAAGCCTACACGCTAAGGGTGTTACATGATAGTGGAACAAGTCGGACGCAACGATGTGTTGGTTCGGTATCGTGATGTCAACGACAAGCGGCAACAAACGGTAATCAAGGACAGGCTACCGTACCTCTATCTACGGGATGAGGATGCACAATTCGTTGATGAAAAGAAGGAGGCTGGCTACACAGGCGTTTTCGGTGAGCCTTTGACGAAGGTCACTTGCTACACTACGGACGCCGTTCGCAACCTTGCCAAGACCGGTCAATCATGGGAGGGGAACATCCCGCTCACGAATCAAGTCTTGGCGGCTCGTGTCAAGGAGGGGCAGAAACCCTTTCCTTCCTACAAGCACCGTGTTTGGTATCTTGACGGCGAATGGAAGACGGATAGCGGGCAAATCACCATGCTTACGGTCTTTGATAGTTTTACGGAAAACCTCTATTCGTGGATGGTTCCTCCGAAACATCCATCCGAATGTGCGCCGAACCCCGATTGGGGAGGACTTTCTAAGGGCAAGCACCACACGCTTTACGATATGTCGGGAAACGGTTATGCCTACGAAACACCCGTTCTCGTCTTTGACACGGAAGCCGAATTGCTAACTCACTTCACGGCGTTCATGCGAAAGCAAGACCCCGACATCATCACGGGCTGGTATGTCGCTGGTGCAGACTTGAAGCAAATAATTGAGCGGTGCAACAAAGTGGGTGTTCGTGCGTCCAACATGTCGCCGCTCAACCGCATTCGCTACGACTTCGGTGATTGGGCGCAACCCATCGTCGGGAGAAATGTCATTGACTTGCGGCTTGCTTTCCCTAAGTTGTGGGAGTTGAAGAACGGCAAGTTGCCGAACTACAAATTGGACGATGTGGCGTTGGAATGTTTAGGGGAAAAGAAAACCGAGTTGCCCGATGGTCACGACACCTACTACTCCGACCCGATTCTTTACCTTGAATACAACCGACAGGATGTACGCCTGTTGCCACGGTTGAACGGACTCGTGAACGCCCTTGATTATTTCATCGCCGTGCAACACATCGCCCAATGTGAAATCCGTAGCACGCCGTTCGTGACGCAGGTCTTTACCTGTCTTGCTTTGGGCGACCCCGAATTCAAGAAACAAATCCCTTCCAAACCAATGTTTGACAAGGTGAATTATGACGGCGCAATCGTTATGGACGGCGAGAAGGGCATCTACCAAAACATCGGTATTTTTGATGTAAAAGCCATGTATCACAGCAACGCCGACCTTTACAACATCTCGTGGGACACCTTGAAGTCACCCAACCACGGGGCCGACGAGACATGGTGGCAACAGCACGGCAAGGATTGTGGCAACGGCACGGTGTTCTCGCAAGAGAAGAAGGGGTTGCTCGTGCGGCAGATGGACAACATGACGGTTCTCCGTGACCACTACAAAGTGATGATGAGACATGCGGAAACAGACGAAGAAAGGAACCGTTACGATGCCCTGCAATACGCCACGAAGTCCCTCGTGGCTTCCATGTATGGCGTTGCTGGTGATTCCAAATACGGATTGTATCACCCCGACATCGCCGCCGCAATCACTTTTACCTCAAGACAAACCTTGCTCAAGTTGAAGGAAGTTGCCGAGGACTTGGGGCATCCCGTCGTCTACGGGCATACCGACTCGGTGATGTGCAGGGTTCGGACTCCCGGTGTGGGAAAGTTGTCGCTTGAGGAAATGAACGACCGGATGTACCCCATCATCGTTCAATTTGAGAAGTGGTCGTCGTCGTTCATCTACATGGGCAAGAATCGTTACGCTGGCCTTGTCTGTTGGACAGACGGTGAACGCCACGAACCCAAGCGATATGTGAAAGGCATTGAATTGAAGCAAACAAGAATGCCAACCGTGATGAAAGACACGATGGGACAAGTCATTGACGGCATCCTCAACGGACACCAAGAAAAGCAAGTCACCGACCTGCTGGTGTCAACGATTGAGAGTATTATTGGGGGAAAAATAGACCCCTTGGATTTGTGCATGAAGGGTAAGTTGGCGAAGAACCTTGACCAATACCGAAGCGTAAGTGGTTCTGCGGCTGGCGCACAATGGGCCAACAGGACGCTCGGCAAGGGCTACCGTGCCAACGACTATTTCCTTGTGGCTATTGACCCGAAGGGGCAATACCTTGCATTTGACGACCCATCGGAAATTGAAGGTATCGCTGAAATAGGCTACTGCACGATGGTTGAGCGGTTCATCATCAATCGCGTTCAGCCTTACTACGAAGTGGCGGGGTGGGACATGTCACCGTTGCATCGTGCCTTGGAGGGAAAATCACAGGTGGCTTGGTTATGAAATTGTTTGAAGGTAATTGTTTGAGCGTGCTGAAAGGGCTTCCCGACGACTCGGTAGACAGTATCGTCACCGACCCTCCGTATGGTCTTTCTTTTATGGGAAAGAAATGGGACTACGATGTTCCCTCGGTGGAGATATGGCGTGAATGCCTTCGTGTGTTAAAGCCCGGAGGACACCTGCTGGCCTTCGCTGGTTCACGCACCTATCACCGCCTTGTCGTCAATGTTGAGGATGCTGGCTTTGAGATTCGTGACCAAATCATGTGGGTTTATGGTTCGGGCTTCCCGAAGTCTCACAACATAGGCCACAAGGCCGAGGAATGGCAAGGGTGGGGTTCAGCCCTCAAACCCGCCCATGAGCCTATTGTCGTCGCCCGTAAGCCCCTTATCGGCACGCTCGTTGCGAATGTGCTTGAACATGGTACGGGCGGCATCAACATTGACGGTTGCCGCATCGGAACGGATGTCGTCGGTTGGGGCGGCAAGGGACGGAGCGGGGATAGCGCAACGGCTGGTGCATCAAGGGGTGGCACACAAGGCGGCTACAACTACGACGATGGCGAGGCCCGTCCGGTTGAAGGTCGCTTCCCCGCCAATTTCATTCACGATGGCTCGGATGAAGTCGTGAGCCTATTCCCCGAAGAAAACGCCCGATTCTTTTACTGCGCTAAGGCGAGCAAAGCCGAGCGCAACGCTGGACTTGAAGCGTTTGAGGACAAGAAGTCCCAACACAACGCAGGTGGTATTGGGAGAAAAGTAAGTGTGGAGAAGCGGCTTGAACAGGGCAAGGAGAACGCCCCGATGATGAAGAACATCCATCCGACCGTCAAACCTGTGGACTTGATGAAATACCTTTGTCGTTTGGTCACACCACCGGGAGGCGTTGTGCTTGACCCCTTCATGGGAAGCGGCACGACAGGTATAGCCGCCAAGGTTGAAGGGTTTGATTTTATCGGAATAGAAATGGATGCAGAATACCTTGCGATTGCCGAGGCCCGAATCGGACATTGGGTTGAAGAGGCCGAGGTCACCTACAAGACGCTACACGACTGGGTTTAAACAGGTTTATATGATGTGTGGGTATAGAAAGGGATGAAGGGACATGAACGGTGTTCGCCCACAAAAAAAATTAAGCCAAAACCAACTCACACAAGCGTTGTTTGAAGTGAGCGGCAAAGTTGAGCGTTTGTCTATGGCGTTCACACACGACATGCAACGAACCAATATCCTTCTGTTCACGCTTTTGAAGGAGTTGGGCAAGGTTGAGGAAATCAAGTGCGAATCGTGCGGTGTTGTGAATTTGCGACCCATAATGGAAGGCATTGAAGTGAATCCCATGTGCGTTGAATGCGGAGAGCGCATTGAACCTTGGGACGAGCGAGCGTTCACCGGTGAACTGATGGACGAAGAAGAGGAATAATTTAAACGACAAATACAATGTGGTGTTATCATGCGATTTATTGTGGACTCTTCCGATGTTGCCGATGTTGAAGCCGCCGTCAGCGAGCATGGCGGGGACGCCGTTTATTGGCTTACCGACAGCACGAAAGAGCGTGATGCTCAATCTGCCGGACTTCCCCGAAACCACATCCTCTCAATCCAAAACCTGCAAAGCATGAAGAATGCGCTTGAAATTCTCGGTGAAGGGTGGAGCGAATACAGCGCAAAGCCAGCCCCCAAGCCCAAGGCCAAGAAATCGGCCAAAAAGGACGAGTAGAAAGCCTTATAAGGCTGCAAGCCTATGGTAAAACATGGGAGAGGCGAAGCGCACATCTACATACGACCCAAGTAAGGTCACGGACGATGTAGTTCTACGCGTCAGCAAGTCATCCTACAACAACTACGCCATGTGTCCCCGTCAATACTGGTGGAACAAAATCGCCTTGCCCGACATGGATATACCGTCAAGCGAAGCCGCCATCCGTGGGACAGCGATTCATCAAGTCATGGAGGACGGACTTCGTGAAGTTTCCGAGGATAAGAAAGCAAACATCGTCCACCAAATCAACAGCGATTTGTCAGTTGTGTTTGACCGACACGCTATCGCTCAAGGCGTACATACCGAGGCTGGCGTGGATGCCATGCGTGAAATCCTTGAAGCGGTTGCCGAGGAATGGGGTCACATTGAGATTGTGGAATTGGAGGATAAACATGTTCACCCGTACACAATCAGCGTCTTGACGGACGATGGAGAAATTCATTATCCTGTTGAGTTGGTCGGTATGATTGACGGTGTGTTTAGGCACCCCGACGGTCACCTCGTTGTTGTTGAATTGAAAACCGGTAGAGCCAACAACAGCAAATTGTCAAGGACTCGTGGCGAGTTGTGTTTCTATCGTAAATTGCTAATGCTCAAGGGCTACGACGAGCCTACGCACTTCTTGACAATTTTCCCCGACGCCGACGACGCAGACTTTCTCATGTCTCTTATGGGCAAGCGCAACACAGAAGTCTACATGGGCGACTCGCAAGGCTTGGCCGTGTATGAGGCTGTCGGAACCCGAAGCATCAACGCTATGGAGAAAAAGTTAAGGAACGCCGTGCATGGTATCATGACAGAAGAATGGCCTATCAAGTGGAACGACTACTTTTGCACCCAATGGTGTGAGTTCCACATGTCCTGTAACGAACAAATGCTTGGAGTTGAAGTCTGATGAAAACGGTGTGTGCTAAGTGCGATAGCGGAAAGGTGCAAGTTGAAGTGATGTGGAGAGTGACCGGGAGGGAAGGCGATGCGCCAGCCCAATTGGATGTAGCCGAGTGTAAGGATTGTGGACACCGATGGACGCTGGATTGATTTCATTCCCTCGTGAAATCGGACTAAAACGCTCCCTGTGCAAGTCCAAGAAACAGGTTCAAGAATACATCACGAGACTTAACGGTAAAAGCAATCTATACACTTCTCTTTATTCGTTCCGTGAAGTGGAGCGAACAAAGCCGTGGAAGGTTGATACGACAACGGCGATTATTGACCGTGCGTGGTGGGATTTTGACGCTGGCGAGCGAGGGGACATTGAACAGGTCAAGAGCGATGTTCGTAAATTGCTCACCCGCTTGGTTGGCGATTGCCGAGTCGTTGCCACGGGTCGTGGTTTTCATGTTCACCAACTCTTTAGCCGACCTGTGGTGGGACGAGACTTCGCTACGCATTTACAGCGATACCAGCGATTAATGAGCGATGGGTTGCCTACGCTGGACGGATTCGCTTTTCCGGCAAAATTAACGAGGTTGCCTAACACATACAATGTGACGCGTAGGCGGTGGGCCGTGGTCATACCACCGACCGCCATACACAGCGAAGATTTCAAAATACCAAAACGCCCGATTGCAGAATACCGGAAGTATTGCCCGTTTTTTGGAGAGCCAAACCACAGCGACTTTGATTTTGTCATGTGGGTCAACAGGAACCCGCCGCCCAAGGTAGAAATGCGACCGTTTGAGGGAGAAGTCGGATTGGCTGGCGATGTTCCCATAATGCCCTGTCTTGAGAAGGCAGTCAACGCTAACAGTCCTACGCACGAAGTCCGTGTTGCCCTCGTGCAACACATGGCCCAAGAGTTGCGGTGGTTTGCTGACCCGCAAAGCCTGTCTCAACAGCAGAAGAGAGAGATTGAGGATGAAATTTTCAATTATCTTAAAAGTCTTAGATGGGACAACTGGAATGAATACAAGAGCCGACAAGGAATAAGAACCAACATCGGCTACGCAAACGCCCCGTCTTGTCGCTGGTTCAATCTGCGTGGTATGTGTGAAGGGAAATGTTGGCGTTATGATGGGACGATAGATTCATAAATCGCTGGCAAAATTTATCACCATGCTTCTGATAGACCACCGTGAAAACCCAAAATTGATTCACAAGTTGTTGGTGAAGTTGGGAGACGCAGACAAGGACGAAAAGGGACAAGCAAGAACCCTGCAAATGGCAACCGGCGACTATGTGCTTGGTGATTGGGGAATTGAGGCAAAAGAAATCAACGACCTGTATCGCTCTATCCTTGGCATCGGACGCTCCCGAACGATTGTTGCTCAACTAACCGACCTTTGCCAATCTTTTGACAAACCTTTCCTTGTGGTCTACAACACAGAATTGAAGCCGTGGTTTCACGGACGGAAGCCAACCGCACGAGAGTTGTCCGAGGAAAGAAGGAGGATGTCTGCGGTCATCCATTCGTTTAAGTTGACAATGCACCAGCGGTTCCCGAAGTTGCACTTTCTTCAACTTACAACGATGGACGATTTCGTAGAATGGCTCTACATCAACCACCGACAGAATGTTATCGCAAAGGTAAAGCCTCCACAGTCCCACAAACCCGAACAAGTCATAGTTGAGGAAACGGATGATAGAGTCAAGGCGTTGATGAGTTGCGGCGTTTCACGAGAGCAAGCCGTCTCCCTGCTGGAACACTACGGCTCAATCAGCGTCCTGTTGCAGAAAAAGACAAGACAAAAAGAAATGGTAAAAGTAAGTGGCATAAGCCACAAGCAGGCCAAGCGTATTCTGTCTCTACGCAAGAACTTCACACATAAGGCTTGAAGCCCATCCCCGAAGACGACTGACCCTTGATGCTGAAACGCTGGAAATTCACAGCGATGTTGTGAAGAATCAACGACGAGAAATTTGAGTCATCGTCTCCTGTGCCGGGCGTTCGCTTGATTGAAACGGATATTGTGTTTCCGACCGTTGACGCACCGCTTAGGCTTGTTGTCATTATGGGGAACGATTTCTTCTCTTGGTTGCCGCTCAAGGTTATGGTTCTCGTGTCCGTGGAGCCAGTCTCCAAGCATTCAACATTTACTGTCAACACGGCCTTGGTGGTGCCGTCGCCTCCAAGTGAATATGAACCGTTAATCGTCATCACCTCGTTTGACACATCATCGGGAACTTTGATGTTCATTGTGTGTGTTTGTGTGAACCTATCGCTTGATTCGGGGTTGACTATTCCCGTAAAAATCATGCCCTCGGATGATGAGAACGCAGTTGCGGATGTTGATTGAATATCGTTCCCCATGCCGTCAACTGCCCTTTGTGTGTTCAGCGGTGGCGACACCCTCTTTTGACCAAGTATGCTGAACGATGAGTCCGACACTCCGTTTTCCAAGAAGTCCATCCTACCCTTGATGTTTCCAGCCGTGGAAGATGCGAGTTGATTTGTTGTGTTTGGTTTCAACATCCGCCCTTCCGCTTCTCTCAAGCGTCCACCTTCAATCAAGATGGGATTAACAGAATCCTCACCCACTTTCTGCAAGTTGCCTCCGGGTGGCACGGGTGGCCTTGGGGGGCGAGGTCGTTCACGAGAAGTCCCGCCTCCGACCGGGCCGCTTGATGCTTGTTGCCCACGCCCACGCGATACTGACGGGAACAAGTAGCCAGCCAACCCGCCCTTGTCCTTAGTTTGGTCACGCTCAAGAGTCAAAGACAAATTCTCAATGTTTCTTCCGTCCACCGACCAGTCTATGTTTGTTATGACCATAGGCTCGGACGATAGACCGAGGCCGCTATCGGTGAAAGTGACCGTAGTGGCTGGACGCCATCGCATGTCTTCTACGATGTGTATTCTTGGACAATACCAAGCATTCCTTGTACCCATCAAGCCCGACATGGTATCATATTTTCGTGCGCCGAGAGGGAAGATTGAGTCTGCGTTGGTTGCCGACCATGCGCTCGGCCCGAAGTTCGTTATGTTGTGGGCGTTGTGCAAGATACCCGAAGCAGACGGGTCGCCACAACGATGATGAAGAAGTGATTTGAGGTATTCTACATTTACCGAAAGAGTAATTCTTGCACCGGATGGTTGGGAGGCCCAATAGGTTGAGGGTATCTGTATTTCGTAGAATCCGTTGCGCTTCACATTGACTGTCGTGAAAGAAGATGCCGAACCCGCCAGCGTCGGTGAGTAAGTGCTTGAGCCGCCTGTGTGGTTGGTGAACGCAGTTGTCCCCGTAGCAAACGCAAAATCTGTCAATCCGATGGTGAACTCCGCATTGTCAATATCCGTTCCGGTTTGACCGTCTTTCAAGGCAACCCAAACCCGAAGGTCGTTTCCTCCGCTGTCGCTTGCAGTCGGACATCCGCTCGGTATGTTCACAACTTGCACGGCATGACTTAGGCTGTGTGCGCCCCACCACCAAAAATGAGAGGCGTAAGAAACCTGTGCATCGGCGGCAGTTGAGGCAGGGGCGATGAACCCCTTGCCGAATCTGTCTCGGTAGAACCGGTCTGTCCCTGTTTGGCGTCCAAGGTTGCCGTCCAAGGCGTTGCACATACCGTTTGCTATCGTACCGTTCATGCCCGACCAGTCCCAGTTGTGGATTGCAGTAGGAACGGCGTGCGCTGGCCCAAGAACCGCTTGTTGAGTCACTCCACGCTCACCGTGTCGTGTCGGGTCTGCGATGTAACCGTATCGTCCCTTGTCCAGCATTTTGTCGTCGTGCGTCAAGTCTCGCAAAACCTCGCCTTTGACTCGTATTGCTTTTGTTTTAGCCTTGAAGTATTCTTCCTTGGCGATAGCCAATGCCTCTTCTGCAAAGGTCACTTCGGGAACCTCAACAATTTTCCAACGGTATGTTTGGTTGAGAGTCGGTTGTGGGTGGTCTGCAAACGACGCTCCGTTGTTGTAGTAGACCCGTACATTGGTGACCTGTCCCGACATTTGAGCGTTGAGGCTGGAAACCTGCAAAATATCGCGATTGACAACTTCTCCGAGGTTGTATGTCGGTCGCATTTCCATTCTGTTGTCTCTTCCGATTTGATATGTGATGGGTAGTCTCTTGCTGTTTTCGTAACCAAATCCCGTCGCCTCAACTGACTCTCGGATGATAGAGAACATAGACTTCCCTCCCCTCGCATCATACGGCGCACCGAACGAATCAAAGTTGGCGTCTGTTCCGTCCGTTGTTATGTCGTTGAACATCGGTATGGAACCGTGGTCAAACCAGCACGATATTGACGATTGGGCGAGCCAAGTCTGCGAAAGGTTCAACGACCACAAGAAACGGGCTTTGTCGCTCAACCAAAAAGTGCCAAGGTTGGGAGAAACGACATGTCCTTCAAGGTTCATCAAGAATCGCAGGGCAAACCTCGGACTTACACTTCCGATTATTATAACTTCATCAAACGCTCCGGTTGTTCCCGTGGCACCAGCGGCGTTTATGGCTATATTCGCTGTGCTTCCGTTGCTCTTGATGACATCATCCATCAAGACGCCCTCAAGAAGTGTTTCTGCTTCTTGTGGTGTTAATGCTGTTGCGGCGTCGGGTTGGATGTAGACACCGTACAGTTGTTGCGGGATGCTGATGCTGTCGCTGATGGCGACATCCTGCCGGGTGCTTCCTGTTTCGGCAAAAATAGTTGTCGTGTCAATTGTGATGGCGGTTGCAGTCACGGCGGTTATCTGCGCCACCCACTTTGCGGTTACATTTCTCACCCGCATGCCCACTTCTACCCCATCGGTCACAAAGTCGCCACCACTACATGTTATGGTAAAAGGACTCGCCGTGGACGCCGTGGCCGAAGTTGCACTCTCAACAACGGACGCATCCAACTTTCCGTCGTAGGTGTAGTAGAACACTTCAAAGGACGGGGTTTGACCGTTGACATCACGGGATGCTTTTATTTTACCGAAACCGTTAGGAGGGAACTCGGAAATTAAAGAGGTTGACGGCTTCGTTTCAATCACGGTGTCTCCGGTGTTGATTGAGCGGTTCAACTCGCAAGTGGCCCCTATCCACTTTCTGAAATTTTCATGGAATCCGTAGGGGGCGGCGTTGTTGCTTACTGTGCTTGTCGCCTGCGCCCAATAGTTGTCCATCAAAACAGGGAAGCCGTGATACTCGGTTTCATAATCACCGATGTTGCGCCTGCCACCGCTTCTTTGCCCGAATGTCCCTTGGTTGGCGAAAGTGTTGAGGTTGAAGAACTTAGAGCAGTCAAAGACAAGGAACGAGCCGCCCGTGTTATGCCAGTCGCGTAGGACTGTTTCACGATGTCCCACTTCTGCCTTCCTCACGAATGGCCCTGTTGCCGTGTATGCTTCATCTGCGGTATGAGTAGTTGTTGAGCAGGTCACGGTTTTTGTTGATGAGCCGCTTATTGCAGAAATGGTGTGTATGCCATCATAGTTGTCGGTGTTGAACAGAATCAACTTGTCACCCACCGCCAAATCAGAAACGCCGCTGTCGGAAGTCAACAATTTGAACTGGATGCCATCGGTTGAACCACCATGCAACGAATCTTTTGCGATTGCTACGCCGGAATATCCGTTTGTCAACTGAATGGTAGCACCGGAGCCAAGCGGCGTTGACCACGGGGCGTTTGTTGTCGGGTCAACTTCTGCATCCAACTCCCAAATGTCCAAGTCGTCTGTGATTTTCAAATCCGTGAACTCGTCGTAGGAACCGTCATCGTTGAACTGGTCTGTGAACGAGAGAGAAACATCGTAGTTCTCGTTGACGGGTTTCATTAAGCCAAAGGTTTTCTTTCGGAAGCCCCCGTCTGCATCTGCGTCTCGGTTATTCCTCATGTCAGCCCACTTCAACCACACATGCTTGTAGTCAATGCCCGTAGAAAGCGTATAAACCGCCTCTCCTGAGCCGTGGTCTATTGACAGCCCCTTGACCCCTACAAGGTAGTGGTTTCCGTCGTCAGCGGGGCTTATGTGGCCGTTGTAGGTAAAGGTGTCAACGAACCCATCCGAGTTGACAACTTGACCAACACCGTGAGTATCGGACGAATCAATGAAAGATGAGCCTACTTGGATGACATCGGAGTTGGCTGTGAATGCCGCCTGTGCTGTCCCGGCGTCCACAACTGAAAATCCGAAAATACCAAAGTGCTTCTTGAACCAAGCAGACTTCGGCAAATCTCGCATCCAAACGGCGTGCTGGTCACGATACACCAACTGCGAGTTGTCGTCGGTTGAAACAAACCCTTCCTCAAAGGTATAGTCCACCGAGCGACCCGTGATAACTGGAAGTGAGCCTGCCGTCCTGTCAGTTTTGACATAAAACAAACCACCGTGGGTCAAGGTCGCCAATACGGTGTAGAATCCAGCCGTCGGGTCTGTTCCGCTGTTTCCGTTTTCTGAAACGGTGATGATGTCCCCAATCTTGAGCAAGGTTCCGTCGCTCTTGGCCGGTTGAACGCTAAATTGTAGAATGACTCTTCCCGATTCTGCGCTCGTGCCGGGGAAAGTGCTTCTATCGCCTTGCAGTACGCCCGACCCGCCAGTAGCGTTGGGGACATAAGGGATGTCCGACGATGCGTATTCCAAACCCTGCGTCCCCGAAACGCCAAACGGCGATGAGTCAATGGACGCAATAGTTTTACCGTTGGCGTTGTGGTTGACCGTGCCGTAGATGTCGGGTGTGTCGCTGGTCGTGTAGCCCGTTGAACCATGAGCAAGAATCACTTGTGTCAACCCGCCCGTTGTTTTGTTGATGCCCTTAATTTTGTAGCCCAACCATTCGTTTTCAACGCTGTTTGGCCCCGCCGTGTCTTCATTATTATACATCTGAATCGGGTGGGCCGTGTTCAGCCTCGTTCTTTGGTCTGCAAATTCTTTATAGGAGGTTGCAGACTCAAACCCTATGGTGCTTTGGGACTCTTGAAGGTTGGCCGCACCTAAGAACATTGATTCAGCGAGCAAGTTGACTTCGTTTTGTCTTGAAAGAACTTGGTCGCTCTCACCAAGCCCGATTTGTCCGATTTCCCAAGAGGTGATTTGACGGTCAAGTAAGGACAGCGAATCGCGAGCCTGTATGTTCACTTCCCTTGTCCTACTGCTCGCTTTCTGCACGATGTTGACGCTCTCAATCAGACCAGCCCAAATCGGACGGTCTATGTTTCCGTTAAAAATAAGCAAACGCCAATCTGTTATGTTGTCGTTAGTGAACCAAGGGGTTAGATTCTGTTCGGTATCGTCGTCAAGTATCTTTATGTGGGCTTGACTCACGCCGTTGGTTGGAATCGTGCAGGTAAGACCGTTGACGGGGGCCGGGAGGCTTGTTCCATCGGGCATGTCAGTCAGCGGTCGGTAGAGGGCCACACGGTCAATTAGCGTGGCGACAACCATGTTATCATAGGTGGACGAGACGCCCTTTACGAACAACTCCCAACCGGTCATTTCTTCGGCCTTGAAAGCGGCAGATGTCTGCGTGTTGTTTGCCATAGTGTAACCGGAAGAATAACTTCCGCCAGTCGGGTTAGTTGCCGTGACTTCTGTTCCGTCGTGGTAGACTTTGTATTTGTTGTTGGTGTAGTCCATTTTGAAATCCAAGTCAAACCACACATCATCTGTCTCGTTGCCAACCTTTGCCCCGGCAAGGTACAGCGCGTGATACTGATTGATAACCCCGCTCAAGCCTGTTCCGTCGTGTGGTTTGATTGTCCAGTTTATCGCAGGCGTACCTCCACCGCTACCCGTCGTGCCAAAAGTTGTATTTACGGGAAAACCAATTTTGAGGGTGTATTGGGTTTGCCCTTGACTTTGTGCGTTTTCGTCAACAACACCGGAAGCAGAACCCATCATGGCTTGAACGCTCATACGGATAGTGAAGTAGTCGCCATCCGATTTGCTGTTTAGCGTAGACTCGGAAGCGATAACAGGTCTGAACTGCCCTGCCGGTGTTTGGTTGTCTAACTGGTTCGCTGTGTCGTCTTTCATGTAGGTTGTGATAGCCAAAAACGGTTTTTTGGCAGGTGATTTTATCGGGATAAAAATTGCTTCGGGCGTATCTTCATGAGAGGTTGCGTTGCCGGTCGTCCCGTCATAAGCCCCCATCTGCAACCGCTCTCCCATCCAAACGCCGGTCAAGTGTGCGTGTTGCATGAAATCCGGTGCTGTTCCAGTTGTCCTTCCGGCTTGTCCTTTGAACCAATTTCTGCCGTTCCATTCAAATTTTGCTTGGCGACCGCTTGTTGGGTCGGTGTCTCCGCCCGGTATGTAATAGTGCATGGATGAATCAGATGAACCGGAAATCAGCATGTAGGTATCGTCGGTTGAAGCCGTGTCCGTTTTGCTGAATCTTATTCTGTTCGCATTGGCGTTGCTGTTTGGATATTGCAGTTGGGAACGACCAGCCCACCGCACACCTTTGCTCAATCTGTTTTTATCAAAGGTGGCCCACCTTGCTATGCCGTCGTTGCTCAAGGCAAACGACGAGGAATCGGAAAACCTTGTGACAGACGAAGCCGTGCTGTCTCTATCGTTCAAGGCCCATCGGTATCGGGGATTTAGCGGAGCCTCGCCATTCAAGGTGTTGCCGTGATGCGTGTTCACGGAGTTATACACACCGTCGGTAGAAGGAGCGTTGGTGTCGTCTGCAATCACACGAGAGCCGAGCCAATCCTCGTAGTAGCCTGCGAGCCAAAATCCGTATTTGCTTGTTCCTGTCCTTGTCATACTCTCACTTCTCTACGCCGGTTGCTGGATGTTAAGACCCAACCCGTTCAACTGATTTACTACTTGCTTTGTGATTTCGTTTGCCGCTTGCGTAGTTGTCATTCCCGTAAAATTATTGGTCATGATGACTTCGGTGGTGTTGATAAGCGTTTCCACACCCTTGTTGACAACTTGCTTTACCATGTCTCCCGTGATATTGCCTTTGCTCATGCCAAAGAACATTTCTTCACGAGCGTTGCTAAACTCAAAGGCGGCTTCCTTTGCGGCCTCAATCGGCCCAATGAAATTTTCTTCTATATCGTCGGGGAAGTTGGCAAACGGATTTTGCAGGTTTTCGTCCATAGCCATAGCGTTGATTCGGTTCATGAACTCTTCAAAGGTTTCGCTGGCGAGAGCCGCTTCCATGATAGCACCATGAAGATGTTCGGGGATTGCGGAAAAAGAATCTTCAATTGCCTTTTCCATAGCGGCGGCTCTTTCCACATCGGTTTCATATTCTATGCCGAACGCACCACCAGCACCCTCTACAAACATTTCCGTGACTTTTTGTCCCAACTTAGCCGCCTTTCCGCCGAAAGTGTCTTGTCTTTCCAGTTCATCGTCTAATTCTTGCTGGCTCATCCTTATGTCTTGAATTGTATTGAAGAAAGCAATCGCTTGGTCTTGATTTTCTTTAAACAGGTTTGCTTGTCGCATCGCCGTTATGTCGTGGAGGATTGCGGCCTCTTGCTCCAAAATATCCAACTCGGCTTGATATTGCTTGATGAGTGCAGGATTGGTGGTTTGCTCCAAGTCCTCTCGGATGGCGGCGATTTCGTTTTCTTTTGCGATAAGAGCATCCGAAGCAGGGCCGACGCCAGCGGCAAGCGAACCGAGCATTTCTTCGTATTGTTCCTTACTGAATGAAACTGTTTGGTTGAACTGGCTCAACGAAGCGTCTAAACCATCTACCTCCTTTTTTTGGTCGGTAAAGAAATACATGGCGGCGGCGGCAATAGCACCGACGGCGGCAAATAGAACAAAAGCCTTCCCAACACCGATAGCCGCCGCTTTTACCCCGTTTAGACTGATAGCGGCTTTTATCCCTGCCTTCTCGGTTGCCGCTAAACCCGATGCCAAACCAAAAGAAGCCGTTGTAGCGGTTATCATCTGTGCTGTCATGGGAATCATGCTTATCTGCATCAAAAGCATAGAGGCTTTGGCCGCGTTTTCGTTTTCGGTAAAGAAGGACAACGCCATGCTTGCCCCACCAATAACACCTGTCACTTTCATAAGGAACATTTGCAGACCCATTCCAGCCTTGACTGTCAACTTGCTTTGTTCTTCTACGGAATCCAACGCTTGACGGAAAATCTGCAAATCGGGAATCAATTGACGAAGTGCGGCTTCGTTGAGGTTATACGAAAACGCCAACTCTCGTGCGGCGATTTCGGCTTGTTCCATAATTGCGGTGTTTTGCACCTCGGCAGACGATTTTTGGTTTGTAATTGTGATGATTTCCATGTGTGCGTTGCGAAGGATTTTGGAAGCCATTGTTTCTCCTTCTATGATGTCAGCATGAGCCAACGCCATGATGTTGCGTTTTCCTTCTGCGGCCAACAAGTCAGCGTTTGTTTTCAATTCTTTAATCTTAGAATTTAACAAGTCTTTTTCTGCTCTTGTCAAAGCAAAAACGATTCTGTTTCGTATGCCTTCTTTGTTGGTTATCTGTGCCGTGAGGTCGTTTTGCTGTTGTAAAACATCTGCTTCTGCTTCTTCCAACCTCAAAAGAAATTGTTGTTTAATAATTGAACCATCTTTGAATCCCAATATTTTTTCTTCGGTCAACCCTTTCATGTTTTTGAACTTAACTTGCATTTCTTCAACAATGCTTTCTTTCATCCCAACGCCAAGGGACTGTTTTTTGACTTGAAGAGAAGCGATTTCGGCATCTAAATTTTTTGCCCGTGTTGTTTTACGCTTAAATTGGGTTGAGGTGATTGCGGCATCCAGTCGCAGTTGATTTTCTTTGGCCTGCAACACTTGGATTTCGTTTTGTAGTTCGGTTCGTTTTGAAAGTAATTTGTCTCTATTGTCTGTCTGCTCAATTTTACCCATCATTGTAAGTTGCTGTTGAGCCTCAAACCGTTTTTTGTCAAAGTTAAGAAGGGACGCCGCAACCAAAGCCTGTCTGTTTTGTTGGCTTACGGTGTTCGTGATGCTCATAAGGTTTGCACGAACCATTTCTCCCTGCCGACCATAGGCACTTGCGTTAACAAGGGCTTGTCCCGCTATGGCTCGTTGAATCTGCAACTGCGTTTGCAGGGAAACCGTGAGGCTCATCATATTGAGGTTGGCTTCAACCATAGGTGCAAAAATTTGTCCCATCTGTTGAAGACCAAACAACTTATCAATAAAACCAGTCAATCCCGGCGTATCTGCGGCCATTTCAACCAAAGCCTCATTCAATGCGGCTTGAGCGTTTGTAGCACGAATGACGGATGGGGTGAACAACTCACCCATAGCGGCGTTTGCGTTCTTCAATCGCGATTCGGCTTGTACCAACAGAAAGGCGTTGTCCTCAAATCGTTTATTCAACTCACTTTCTGCGGTGTCCAACTCTTGAACTGCCATCGTTTGAAGTTGAAGCGTTCTCGCTTGACCTTCAAACAATTTAATGGCACGGACATAGTGGTCGTTTCCAGCAACAGCCTGTGCGATTTGAAGTCGTTGAGCGTTGGTAAGTGATGGATAGATTGCCGCCACATCAGCGACAATATCCTCAAGGCTTCTCAATTCGTTGCCATTTATTTTTGTCTCAATACCAAATTTTCTAAGAATTTCGCTGTTCTTTCCTGTATCAGCACCAAGACGGGCATAAATCATTTTGAGCGCACGACCGGCCTTTCCTTGTTCCTCACCGGCTTCAATCAGCGTGGCTGATGCCGCCGCCATGAATGTTATTTCATCGCCAGCCAACTTTGCCGACGAAGCGAATTGGTTCATCACCATTGTCATTTGAGCCATTGTTGCTGATGAACGGTTTTCAATGGTGTTCAACTGGTTTAGCAATTTGATGCTTTCGCCTCTCACTTGATTTGCTTTTTCTTCGGCGGTCAATCTGTTGAATTGTGCGTTTGTCAATTCACCAAACATGAATCCCGTCTGCTGTTGAAGTGCAATCATACGCTTCATGGCTTCTTCGGTTTCCATACCGCCGACCATACCAAAGGCAATACCGACCTGTGTTGCGGCTGGTATGGCTTCTCCGCCACCTACAACCGATGACAATTGAGCCATTCTCGCACCAGCGGCAAGGGCTTGGTCGCCAGCGAAACCGAACTGCAAACCAAGGTTTTCAATCTGCGCCGCAAGTTCTTCGGCATCGTCACCTGCGGCAACGAACTTTTCAAATTCAATGCGGGCAAATCCTATTTCTTGTGAGAGGGGGACGGTAGAATCCACCAAGGCTTGCATCTGTTCGCCAATCAGCCCAATGCCCTCGGTGATACCCGATAGACCGTCAAGAACCAATCCCTGCAAAACGGTGATTTTGGCTTGTGCGTCACCAATCAATCGCGTGGCTTGAAAAGAACCCACGACATCAAAGAAAATACGGGATGCACCGGCTCGCAGAACGAGCATGGTGACTGTGGCGAAAATAAGAACCACGGGCATGAGGGATAGGAACAACGCTTCTATCAACTTGAACCCTCTCTCAACTATTCGCTACGCTCTACGGGCAAGCCTAACCCGTGTAATAGGGAGAGCGTTTCGTTGTCGTTTAATAATTGGCGTTGCTCTCTTCTTTGTTTCAGTCGGGATGCCGCACCTTTACCGTCAAACCTTTTCTTTGACTTTTGCGTTGCTTCTGATATTCTGTCGTTCATATCCATAGCCACCAACAGGTCAAGCGTCATGCGTTCTTGACCACCTTCGCAGTCATACTTGTCCCACAACTCCGAGGGCAGAACGCCTTTGTAGGCCATGCACAGCGTCGGTGCTACTCGGAAGAATTGTCCAAAGGGGGCGCACCATCCGGGTCATCACCACGGACAAATCCAAGAATCATCCGCAACTCTTCGCTGGTCAACGAGTCCACATCAAAGTCTTTTGGCTCAATGATTGAGCGAGGAATCCATTCACGCATCTGCGATTCAAGACCCGCTCCTTCTCGCTCCAAGGCATCAGCGAACTGCTTTTGTTGTTCTTCCGTCCATTGGGTAGTGTCCAACCCAAAGTGCATGTGTTCACGAAAAACCTTCGCTTGGATGTTCTCAATCCTTAACTTGGTCATACCACCTGCTTGTCGGCAGGTGATTTTTGTTCCGTCGTCCAGTTCAAATTCTTTTGTCAATACAGGCATTCTTTTCTCACTTCTCTTTCCTTTTAGGGGAATACTATACTTATGCTATGATGGCAACAACTGTGCAGACCACGATGTTGCTGTCTTTCTTTCTGCTTGTAGACGCATTGATGATGATGTCGTCATTTGCGATTGCGGCTCGCAAAGCCGTGGTCACAGCGGCGGCTGTTCCCTCAAAGGACAAGACCGTTAATTTCGTCTTGTCGGGAATGACCGTTCCGCCATTGTTTGCCATTCAGCACACCTCAATATGCGGCAGATTGACCGTTCTTCATGACAACATCCATCATCTTGCTGTCGTCGGGGCTGAAAAGAGCAATAAACGGCACAGTCATGGTCTGTGTATCACGGCCCGATACATTGGCGTCGGGTGCTTCAAAGCGTATTTTGTAGAAGTTGAAGGTCAAGACATCAGCGGTGGATTCGTCGCCAAATTGAACCTTCAATTCAATTCCGCTTCCTTTCAATTCCAATCCGTCAGCAGAAGTCAACTGCGTGTAGGTTGGTTCGCTTTCAACGGCGGTGTGAACGATTTTGTTAAATTCAATCGTTCCGGTGATTTCACGGCGTTGGAATGGAGGAAGGCGCACATAGGTTGCATCGCCAAGGCCGCAAGCGTTGTCGCCATCACGGTTCATGTTGATGTCAAAGGAGATGGACTTCACGAGGTTGGAAGCCGTAGAATCACCGTTAAAGAAAACCTTTGCATCAGCGAAGTAGAGAGGGTCGTTGGTATTGAAGGCCGGACTGGATGTGCCGATAGAAGCAAGTGCGCTTTCTGCTTTACCCATAAAAGAAGCAGAAATCATAGCGTATTCGTTGATGTTTGCGCTTACGGACATGCTATTGACTGCAACGCCCGTGTAGGTGTGTTCTTTTTCTTCACGACCAACAAGCATCGTGAATGAGCGGTCTGTTCCGGCTTCGGTGAAAGTGTGGGTGTAGGTCGGGCTTGAACCAGTCACCGTGTCAGTTGGGAAAAGTCCAGTCAAAACCGTTCCCAAAAAGTTGTCGGCAAGCATAGCCATGTTGATGTCGCCTTCGGAAAATTCCTTGCCCGTGTTGGACTTGGCAGTTCCGTATCGGGTCATGTCCGTTCTTTGCATGACTTCGTAAGTGTGTTTCATTGATTCGTCGTCAACTTCTCCGAAAACATAACCCGAAGTTGGGTCTGTTCCGTAGGTGCTTTCTTTGACAATTCCTACATATCGGTTGTTGAATCCGCTCATGGTGGTCACCTTTCGGTGTTTTCACTACTTTCTCGTTGTTATTTAAGCGTTTCATCTGTGGCGCATATTGAGACGGCGCATATAGGTCAATGTCAGCAAGTGTGTGCAAATCGTGACCTCGTCATCCATGCGAGACTGCAACTCCAAATCATACTCAAAAAGACTGTCCGTTGTCCCGTTCAAACCGGTGGTCGTGTATAACTCGTCAAAGCATTCTCCCACGATGTTCAAGCCCAAACGGTAAGCATCCTCATAGGTTGTTCCACGGGTGGTGACATAGATGAGAACATCGTACTCTTGGTCAATCCGACCGCCACCAAGAGCGGCAAAAGTCGGTGAGCCAAGGCCACGCAACAAAACATGAATAAACGGCGGTATGCTACGGGACAGCATTTCCTGTGAAATGTCGTAGCCGTATTTGATTGAGCCAGCATCCAAGTGTGTTTTCAGATGCGCCCTTCGGCTGTTTCTTAGGTTCTCCACGATTGACAAGCCCATGCGTAGCAAGGTGTCAGTAGCCAAATCCGATGGGGCCAACTCAAGCGGTGAAAAGGCACCCATGTCGGTAGCATACACCGACGCCCACTTTATTGTGCCGCTGTTGTTTCCCCAAGCGATGTTTCGTGATGAGCCGGATGCGCCAGCAACAGAAAGGAAAACCGTCTGTGCATCATCATCCTCAATCATTTCACGCAGATACAACTTGGCGTTGCCCGAAGCATCAAGCGTCAATCGGAGAGCAAGGGGAACGGGGTTCTCTTCTGCCATTAGCGGGTCAAGGTCAATGCTGGTGACTGTGGTTGCTCCCACCAACTTTACTTTTGAGCCAAAAGCCTTTACTTCTACTTTTTTCGTTCCGTTGTCAAGGGACATCAAAACCTCATCGTTGTTTGGTGCTACGGTGTATTGGAATACCGCAAAAAGCGTATAAGCGTTGGTTGTGGGCGTTACATTGTATCGGGCGTCGGTGACCACCCAAAACTTATCCACTTCGCTTGCGCCGCTTCCTGTGGCCGAAAATGCGGCATTGTTTTCACCGGTAGGGGATGTCGGGTCTTCGCCGTTCAAACGGTGATTCCAAAATTGTTCTGTTGTTGCTATCGCCATCTAAAACACCAACTTCCTTTCTACCTCTTGCTTTATTCTACGATTAAAAAAATTGGAAGCGTGAGAAATGTATTCCGTTCCTTTGATGCCTACAAATTCAGCAGTTCCACCTTTTCCATACCATGCTGTCGGGCCTTTGGCTCGTCCGATTTGACGACCGTGTTGTCTTGCGCCTTCTGCGTTAAAAGAAAATTTTCGTGGGTCAATACCTTCCTCAACCGCTTGACCGATGTTGAATGTACCGCCGTTGTCGTCGGGACTTGTATGAACACCAAAACCGATTTCACCACGAATATGCGGCCCACGACTACCAAATTTAGCCTCTAAAGTGATTTCGTCGCCTACCATTTGTATTGCTTGTCTTCTTTCGGCCCCTTTGGTATAGTCCAAAGAGTTAGCAACTTTTTTTGCCTGTGGGGTTTGAAATGTCAAAGAACGAAGGTATCTGTCGGTTTCTCTTTTTGTTTGTTCAAAAGCCCTTCCCGAACCCTCAAACATAGCATCCGCTATCACCTTTTCTGCATTTTTCATAGCCATGTTGAACTCTCGTGTGTCCACGGTTATGCGAGTTGAGCCACCGCCACCTCTTGCGGTTTTTGTCATTGGCTCAATGTGAAGTTCGCGCATCAGTCCACGCTCCCCAAGTGCGCCAGCCGCTTGAGGTTCATGAAGCCCCGCTCTCGCAGGTTGTTTCCTCGGATTGTTCCGTCTTTGTTGGCTGTTTGAAATACTGCTTCGTCTTCAAGGTATAGGGAGGCGGCAATATCCGCACAGATTTCACGCAACACATGTGCAAATTCACCCTCTTGCACAGTCACGCCGGAAGCATGGCTAAATGAAATACCGGTGACACCGGTAAGGTTGTTTGAAGATTTTCCGCTCCACTTGAAGGAATCACCATCAACATTTCCGTTTCCGGCAGTTGTGAAGCCCGAAGCATCGGTTAGCGTGATTGTAGTTGCACCTGCGCTGATGGCACCGTTGAGCGTCGTTTCAGCGATATGGTCACTTGGGACATCCCTTCCGTAGTCTCGGAAGGTCTGGTCAATTTCAATGGTCGCCCTACGAATCACGCTGTTTAGTCGGTTTGTTGCACGAGTCCTTTGTGCGCTGTCAAGAGCAAGCCGTGAACCTACATCGGCAGTAGTGCAATAGTAGACCATCACATCGCCCCCTGCACATCAACGCCAAGCGAAGCGAACAGGGCAACTGCGGCATATTTCAGATACTTTGCCATAGTGGATAGTTCAAACACCGCTTGCTCAAGTAAGCGTAGCCTTTCTTCCACAGAATCAAAGCGTTCGTCGGTGTTCATTCTTCCTCGCTCCCTTTGTCGCAACCACAACCTATCAGACGGCACTTGGTCACTCTTCTTCGCCTTCCAACTTTTCTACGGTTTCTTTTACCTTATCAACAACTTCTTCTGCGACATCAAGAACTTCATCAATCGTGATTTTTCCATCAGCCTTCATTTCTTTCCACTTGGCGAGCATCCACTTGCCAGCGTAGGCAAGCACGAGCAAATCAACCAAAATCGCAGTTATTACCATTATTGCTGTTTCTACTTCCATTTTTTCAGTCTCCTTTGTATAGCACTTCTTTTGCGGCGGATAGTGGAATAACTGTAAAATGACGCGATTCGCCTACCCGATAAATCTTGTAGCCGTGGGGTGTCTCTTCAATGTTCACATTGGTATAGCACCTTTCGGGCGGTTGATACACAATTTTTCCTTTTCTCTTCATATTTATTCCTCCAAAAACGCTTTGATTTCATCCGAAGTCATTTCATTCAAGCCCGAAGGCCAAAGGTCGGGGCTAACGCCATAAACACCTTTGGAAAACCAAAAAACTGGGTATTCTCCGTCAACACCCCCGTCAAGTTGCGACCAATCCTCATCGGGGTATCGTGCTTCCAATTTTGCTTTTATGCTCATGATGTGGACGCTCCTATTCGTGTGATTGTAATGTTGGTTCTGTTGTTATCAAATGCTCTTACCGTGAAACTTACACCATTAACATACGGGATGACATACAACTTTTCGTCGCTTCCGCTACTTGGTACATCAATCACCACGCTTTTTTGTGCGTTCCAAGCACAGTCAGCGTTGACATTTGTTGCCTTTACTTTTCTTCTTGCCGTTCCCCAATTGCGGCGTTCTGCGTTGCTTGATGTTCCGTTGCCCAATTGTAGCCAAAAGTCCTGTGCCGCTGTGCCGCTTGATGTGAACATTTCAACGGAAACAACCACCAAATACATGCCACCTGCTTTGAGAAGCACATAGTCATAGGTGTCGTCTGTCACGACGATATTTGTTGTGTTGCCAGTATTTGAAAAATCACTTGTGTTAGCCAAGTTGAGAAAGTAATTGACCCCCGATGATTGAGTAGCCAATGAGTTGTTTGTAAGAGCAAGACGAACATGCTCAAAGGGACTTGCCAAAGCATCTAATTTTGTTTTATCAGCCGCAGACATAGAACCAGCGGCACTTGTTGTAGCGGCACTTATTCCAACTGTGACATCGCCCGAAGAACCCCCGCCAGTTATCGGTGATGATACATTTACGGCTGTTATGTCTCCGCTACCGCCACCGCCAACTTCACTTGAGCCATGATACAACTTATTGCTGTCCCCGCTGTTTAGCCAAAGTGTGTTTGCGGCTGTCCCACCGGGATTTGAGCCAACAGGTGTCAATTCAAGCCCCGTCGGGTCAATCAGCCCATCCACATCCAACTTACCTGTGATGTGAAAATTTCCGTTGACCTTTGGCATGGGGCCGGAGGCATGGCGTGGACTGCGATAGATACCGGGAGAAATTTGACTAAATGACCATGTTCCTCTTAATTTAGGGGTTTTGATTGAGCGGATGTCTGCGCCTTGCGAAGTAGCATCAACCGGCCCTTTCAACACCACACCATCATTGACTTCAAATTCCTCAACGGATATGAATGTGTTATCGTCTATCAAAACCTTATGACCTGCTGTGTTTGCATTCAAAACAATTTTACGATAAAAAGATGTAAAGCCGGAAGGCATACCCGTTGCACCTGCTGTCGGAATGTAGAACCCACCACTTGTTGCTGTAAATTCTGCTGTTGAAAGTCCGAAGTCAATGCTCGTGCTTGTGATTGAAAATGCCGTAAAAGAAAATACCTTGAGCCTGTCGTTATCGCTTAAGTTCCCATCGGGCGAAAAGTCTGCCGGTGATGTCACCGTAAAAGAATCAAAGGTTGCTTTGCCGCTTGTTCCTGTGGGTGCTACATAATCGGGAGCAAAGCGACCTGTCTGTAAATCAACAAGTGGGTGTGCGCCATCATCAAATTTTGTGACGGGAGAGGATGCACCAACCATTGTTATTGTTATGCCTGTTGCGCTTCCTCCATCAATCAAAAGAAAGCGTTCATTGTAGGTTTTGTAAGAGCCGAAAAAATTAGGTGATGAACCGTGTATAAATTCTAAAGCATCTGCGCCGCCACCTGCGGCAACAACCCCACCCAAAAACATGCCTTTGATACGGGGTTTTGTTTGAAGTAGTAGTTGATGAGTAAAGTTGGTTTCAAGAATCATTTCATCAACTGAAAGTGTTGGACTTGAAGGAGTCGCAATATCCCACACACAATTTTGCGTTGCGCTCGCATCAAAGATAACAACATCGCCTGCGGCGGGTGTTCCGCTTGGATTCCAATTTGCCGCTGTGCTTGCGCTTGTAGAAGCCGAGCCAATCCAAAAATAATTTGTCATTCAGTCAGCCTCGTTGCGGTTTTACCGGTCTTAAATGCCGTTCCACCAACTTCCGAGATTAAAGCGAGCATTTCCTCGCCACGCTTATTGAAGCCCCGCAACTGTGCGGTTAGCCGGATGTCTTGCTCTTTTCGCTCGGACTCGTTGACATACGAAGGAATTGTATCAATCATAACCTGCAAGCAATCAGCACACACGAGAGCCTTGATAGCGGCTTCTTTTTGTGCATCAGTCACAGCATTGGTTGAATCGGAGGCAAGAACGCTTTTATTGCGAGCAGACTTGTTGACTTGTTCTGTTCTCATGCTGATATATTCGGTAATAGTTGCATCGTTCAAGCCCCGTGGCCTGTTTAGCAAATCACGAATGTTGTCAGTTGTGACAGTCATTCTTGCTCACCTAACACATTTACGGGCCACTTGTCGTTAAAATCTTTGGGGACATCAATGACTTGAACTCCTTCCGGTGCAACTGGCGTTCTACCAAGAACGAAAACCATTTTTGTCTCAATAATTTCTTTTGCCATGCGGCTATCGGGAAGCCAAACCGTATCTGTGCTTGGTATCAAAGAAAGGGGACTTAGGGGTTTGCGAGAGGAAGGTTTGACCAGTCGGACAAGCCATCCATTTTGAGACAACCAATGTTCAGCCCTATGGCGAAGGTCTGCCACCTTTGCGCCTTTTGGAACTGAAATGCCTTTATCGTTAAGTTGCTTTACCAATTTTGCGCGCTCGCTCATTCTTTCTTCTCCTTCTTTGCTTTACTACTCTTTTTCTTAGCGGGTGCTTTTGCTTTCTTGGCAACAAGATAGCGATTGGATTCTGCATCCCAACGGTACACATCACCGTTTTTGTCAGTCCACTCTTCACGCATGAAGAATCAACCTCAATTTCCTTCCAAATACTTGATGAAGATGCGGATTTTTCCAGCGGTCAAATCAGCAGTTGCGATTGTGATGTTAACTGGCGTGTCTCCCGACACCTTCAAAGGAAGGTCGTTGTTTCCAGCAAACACAGCATCCAAAGTCAAAGAGGCCTTTCCAGTAGCGGCTTTGAAGGCATCGGTGTTTCCTTGGATGCCAAAAGCAACGGTAGCAGAACCACCGGAGGTCACCGCCGTTTCAATTTCAATGTGAGAGTTGATGACGATTGCCTTATCGGGAATGAGAAGTGGGCCACCGGATGCGGCGTTAAGTGGAAGAGAACCTTGTCCTCCACCATCAACTGCGAAGTCATACAGGGCTTCCAAGTATTTGTCTGCCGCACCGTCAGTTTTGGCGTTGGTAATTGCATCATCAGCAATATCGCTTGTAGCAACACCACCAGCGGCGATGTATTTTGACTCTACAAAGTCTTGGAATTTTCGGTTTTGAGCCAAAAAGACCACCTCAAATGACGCCTGTGATTTTAGCGATTCTGTTTGACTTGCCAGCCGCCGCACCGTCTTGGTGCTGGTGAACCACGCTTCCCATGTAGCCGGTCAAGAGCCAGTCAAAGCCAACACCGGGGAGGCGGGTCAACTCGGTTTCTTGGTAGCCAGCACCGTTGTAGGTGTAGAACTCGGCGGTTTCAGCACCGGGGATGAGCAGAAGTGCGTCATCCTCAATGGCACCGGTAGAGTCGGTTGGGAGAAGGGACTTGCCGCCCGTGTAGTCTCGCGTGTAGTAGACGGTCATGTTGGCGATTCGTCGCATGTGGTCAGCGAGGCTTTCCACGACATTTCCGTAAAGTTGCGTGTTGAGAAGTGCGCTTCGGGTTGAGGCAGGAAGGATGAGAGCCATTGGCTCGTC